TGGATTTGAAATTGATAAAGATGCTAACTTTGCAGAAACAAAAGCATTTATAAATGATTTATCTTCTGATGAATTAGCAAACTCTTATAAAGATTTAAAAGATAGTAAAGGCAATCCATTATATTCTGCCGAAACAATAGCAGAATGGGAAGAAAGCGGATATATACCTAAAGGAGGACAAATGAGTTTTCCTGGTATTACTGGTGCATTGTTGAATAAAGTAGATAAACCTCTTACTAGAGATGAATTATGGTCATCACTAGACGAAGCAACAGAAGTTGGTAAATCAGGTGGTGGTGCTATGGATTGGCAAGATAGAATGAAAACTTACTCTCCTAATCAATATGCTACTATGACAGGACAAAATTATAACCCAAGAACAAAAGAATTTTCAATGAGAGATGGAGGTGGTAACGAACAAGATGCTATGACAAGAATTGCTTCTCCTTATCAAATAGGACAAACAACACCTCAAGAATCTATGGTTGCTAATTATTTTGCTAATCAACAGAATTATGGAATGTCAGATGTTCAAAAAGCATACGATCAGGCTAAAGCTAACTTAAATATGACACTAACCCCCAATACACAGCAATTTGGCTATTCTGACCCCCCCTATGGCGGTTATACAATGGCAGATTTAAGCAATAACCCTTATAATATTGATTATTTAAAAAATAGAGGACTAATATAATGTTTGATAAAAGATTTAGAGAATTACTTATGATGGACTTCGCAACGAAGAATCAAGGAAACGGAGTATTAAATAATAATGCTAATGCAACTAGCGGATTGTTAAGTAATAATAATGCAGGTTTTTTTAATAGTTTATCAAATATAAATCCTAATTTAATGATGGGTGCATATGCAGCAGGTGCTGGGTTTGAGGGTAAAAATCCTTTTTCTGCTTTTGGAGATGCAGCAACAAAAACCGCAAAATTTAAACAATTAGTTACTCCTAAAACTAAAAGTAGTTTTAGACAATTATCAAATGAAGAAAAAATAGCTAGAGGGTTGCCTGTTAATAAAGAATTCCAAATAGATTCAAAAACAAATAAAGTTTCTCAAATAGGAGGTTCTGGAACAAATGTTACAGTTAATAATCCTGTTGAAACACAAGAACAAAAAGATATTGGAAAAGTTTTTGCCGAAGAATTTAAACTTATTAATGAAGCTGGAAATGCAGCAGTTATTAATGACCAAAAAATTAATACAATGTTAAATCTTACACAAATGGAAAATTTAAATACAGGTGCTTTTGGTCCGATTAGAACTGAAGTTCAAAAATTTGCCGAAGAATTTAATTTTGATATTGGTCTTCAAGACACAACTGTTGCGGAAGTTGTTCAAGGTGTTTCAGGAGGAATGGTATTAGATGGGTTACAAAAATTTAAAGGTGCAATATCAGACGGAGAACGAAAATTTACACAATCAATAACTCCAGGTTTGTCCATGACAAAAGAGGGTAATAAAGTTTTATTAGACATAAGTAAAAGACAAAATCAATTAGCTAAAGTATTTAGCGAAGAAGCTAACAAATGGGTTAATGAAAATGGTGGTTTGTCAAAAAAAAATTCAGATGGCATGTCTTGGGGTGCTTATAAATCTGCATGGCATAAAGCTAATCCATTAATAAATCCTGAAATGAAAAATGAACTTTCTAAACTATCACAAACAGCAGATTCTGATTTTGAGCAAACAATTCACATGCTTAATGGAAAAAAGCATGTTTATATTAAAGGTAGTTATTACAGGATTCAATAATGACTTTAGTTACAGATCCAAAAATAATAAAGGAATTAGATGAAATTAGGTTAAAAAAAAAACCTATTGAAGTTCTTGGTAATGAAATAAAAGAAGAAAATATTATTACTAATGAAGAAGATATTAAAAAATTAGATGATATAAGACAAGGAAAAACAGTTACTGGTAAAATAAAAAAAGCAGCAGGTGCCGTTGCAGATTTTTTTACAGGAACAAAAAAAACAGAGTTTGTTGACATGCCAGAAATTGGTGAAGCTAATTTAGAAGATATAGGAGCTTCTATAAAAATATCTGCCGGTTTGTTAATAAACCCAAATCAAAAATCTCAAGCACAAATTATACAAGCACAAGTTCCAGGTTCGGAAATATTTAAGGATAAATTTGATAACATTATAGTTACTATGCCAGACGGCAAGTCTTTTTATTTAAATAAACCAGGTGCATCTCAACAAGATGTTTTACAAACAACTGCACAAATTTTACAATATATTCCAGGTTATTCTTGGGCTATGAAAAAAGCTGCTAAATCATATTTTGGAAAAATGTTATATTCTGGGGTGGCAGGTGGCTCTACATCTTTAGCACAAGATATAGCTACCATGCCTTTAGGAAGTAAAGAAATTGATAAAACAAGAGCGGTAGTTTCTTCAATAGTTCCAATAGTTTTTGAAGGTGCTATCAGCCCAGTTGTTAGCAAAATATATAAAAAAATTGTTGGAAATCCTACATTTACAAAAACAATTAAAGTTAAAGAAAATGGGGTTGAAAAAATTAGAGTTGTTCTAAATAAAAAAGGTGAAGAAGCAGCAAAAGCTGCAGGAATAGACACAACAAAATTAAACGAAAAATTTATAAAAGATTTTACGGAAAAATTATCACAAGGAGAAACTTCTACTATTGCAGCATCACAAGCTGGTTCAGGTAAATTTGGGTTTTCTTTAGCAAGAGCTCAGGCTTCTGGAGATGAAGAGGGAATAACTTTATTATTTGAAGCTGCTAAAGGAAGTTACGGAAAAGAATCACAAATACAAGCACAAACATTTTTAAAAGAACAAGGTATTGATATTGCAAATTCAGCTTCTAATCTTATTAAAAGATTTAATAAAGGCGAATTTAATATAGAAACAATTGAAGAAGCAGGACAAAACATAATACAAGGTTTAGAAAAAAGATATGTTACAGCTTCTAATGATGTAAAAACAGCATATAACTTTATTGACAAAGATGGAGTTTTTCAAGCAGTAAAAAGTAATATTGACGAACTTACGGCTTCCGTAAAAAAAGCCGTATCTGAAGCAACTTCTGTTGTTGATAAAGAACTTACACCTGCAACACTTAAAGCACAAAAAGTAGTATTTGATTTTGTAAAAAAATATAAACCTAGAAAAGCTCCTAAAAATCAAGATAAAGTTAAAAAAGTACAACCTGCAACTTTTAACGAATTTATTGTTTTAAAAAGGAAATTAAATAATATTTACCAAACTTCTAAAAACAATACTGATAAAAAAAATGTTAATGCCATTATTCAAGAATGGGAAAAATTTGTAGATGATAATGTTGATAATATGATTTTTAGTGGAAATAAAAATGGTATAAAATTATTAAAAATAGCTAATCAAAAATATAAAGATAAACAATTATTATTTGGTATTAATAATAAAAAAATTAATGGTTTAAGTGTTAATGATAAAGCTGGTAAGGTAGTAATGAAAATATTAAACGATCCAGATGTTACTCCTAATAAAACAATAGATTATATATTTGGTAAAGCTAGTGTAGGAAAACTAGACGAATCTTTATCTATTATTAGAAAATTAAAAAAAATATTTGGAGTTGAGGGTAAATCTTTATCTAAAGCTGCTAAAAAAAACAAAGACTTTCAATCGTTAAGAACAGGATTTTGGGAAAAATTAGTAAGAGATTCTAGTAGAAATGCTAAATTTAACGCACAAACTTTTTATAATAATTGGAAAACTGTATCTCAAAAAAATAAAGATTTATTAAAAGAACTTTTTGATGGAGACGAAATAAAGTTAATTGATGAATTTGCAAACGAAGTTTATAAAACTTTTCCTAAAGGTTCTGTTAATGCTTCTAATACTGCTTCGGCATTATCAAGGATTATTCAACAAGTAGGAAGAGGATTGTTTGGTATTTTTGGTTTTAAATTTGCAAATATTCAAGGTTTATTAGTTGCTAGAGGAGGTTTTGATAGAGCAAGAGATATTGTTTCCCAAAAATCTGCTGCTAAATTAGTTAATAAAGAATTAGCTCCGATATTTGGTTCAACTGCAAGTCCAAAAATAAACACTACCGCAACAGTTGGAGCAAATGCTTTGTTAGATAAATATAGAACAAGAAACGCACCACAATTACCATCTAATTTAGCAGATTTATATACAAGATATTAAATATAAATATGACAACGCAATCGCAGAAAAACTCTACCGAAATTATAAAACTTCAAGGGGAATTAAAATTAATTCATAACAAGATAGACACTATAAAAAACAATCACCTACAACATATTGATTATAAAATTAATAACATTTATAAAATGATATGGGTGATTCTAACAATAAGCGTAAGTGGACTTGTGAACTTGGCAATTACCCTAATCTCAAATTAAAAACTTCTAAATCCGTTAAAGGTTTTACAAATGAATATAAAATTATTAACGAACTATCTAAAAACGGCTATTGGGTAGCCAAATCAATAGACCCCCAATGCCCTTTTGATATTGTGGTTGTAGATAGAAATGGTAAAATAAGTTTATTAGATATAAAAACAAATAGTTATAGGGACATAAATAATCCCAAATGGGACAAAAAATCTAAAAAAATATATAGAACCCCTACGGATTTACAAAAAGAATTAAACATAAAATTATTAATGTTAGATTATGAAAATTAACGAACAAACAGCTTTTAAAACAGATTTAAAAACTTTAATAATGATAGTTGCTGGAATAGCAATAGCCGTATGGACTTATGCTGAAATTAATTCTAGGATAGTTCATTTAGAGACTGCAAAGCAACTAATGGAACAAGATTTATTAGAAGCTAGTACACAAAAACCTATCGACCAAGAGCAATTTATGTTGATAGAGCATATGTCAGGACAAGTAGAAAAATTAACAATTAGAGTTGATGATATGATGCACAATAAAGTTATGATTTCATCTATTGCTAAAGATTTAGATAAAGTTTTAAATGATGTGGAAAAAATTAAAGATAGCGTAAGGTCTAATATTGGCAAACTAAACGGAGATCATTAATGGCAGACAAACTTATGACTTTATTAATCGGAATTATTTTAGCTTTAGCCGGTTGGACATTAACTAGAACTTTTGAACTTTCTACCAATCAAGCTGTTCAATTAGATAAAGTTTCTAAATTAGAAAGAAAAGTAGAAAAATTAGAAGAACAAATTCATCAAATGATGGATTCAGATGAGGAAATTATGGAACAACACAAACAATTATTTAAAGTTTTAGAAAGAGGAGATACCCCATCTGGGTATAGTTATAATTAATGATAGAAACAGTTTTTGCACTTTTACTCATTGTCGACCATGAAATTAAAGAGCATAGAATACAAGATAGCATCTCAAAATGCCTGAAAGCCAAGCGTTACGCCATGAGAGATAAAAACCCTACGGATAGAGTTACCTATAAATGCATCAAGAGTAAGGCAAATATAGAGATATATATGGGAGAAAAAAAAATAACTTCTTTAATTTTAGATTAAGATGATAGATAAAATATTATTAAAATTATTTGGTTGGTTAGATTCTTTATCTGATAAAATAACTGATTTAGTAATTGAAAAACCAAAACCAAAAAAAAAGAAAAGAAGAAAATGTAAAAATTGCCATTGTAATTGTCATTGTAAAGATGATTTGCATTTACACCATTATGATAGCGATTTATGTAATTGTGAAAATTGCAAGTGTGGGAAAAAATAATTTATGAGGCTATACTATGGAATATTTATTGATAAAACTAGAATGTTTATTAAGAAAGTTATATGCTTTAGTGTGGCGACAAAGAATGAAATTTACTTTAAGTCATCTTAAAAAGAAAAAAAGGAGGTAACATGGCTTTTCCAATATTAGGTGCATTAAAATTAGCAGTAAATGCTGGTTCACACATCTACAAAAAGCGTAAAGAAACTCAAATGCGTATGGCAGACGCACAAGCATCTCATGCAGAACGAATGGCTAAAGGTGAGTTAGAATACTCCGGAAAACTTTTAGAAGCCAGACAATCGGACTGGAAAGATGAGTTTGTTCTTATTTTACTGTCAACACCTATAATAATTCTAGCATACGCAGTTGTTTCAAACGACCCAAGCGTAATGGATAAAGTTAATATATTTTTTGATCACTTTTCAAAATTACCATCATGGTTCACTAACCTGTGGATTTTGGTGGTTGCCTCAATCTATGGAATAAAAGGCACTCAGATTTTCAAAGGTGGAATGTCTAATAAAAAATAAAATTGATGTCCGACAGTACCGATATTATTAATGAGTATAAAGACCAAGTCCGTATTCTTAAACAAGAAGTAGCTGAATTGCAGGACGCAGGAAAGTCTAAAGATTCGGCTAATAAAAGATGTCTGCAAAAGCTAGAACATTCACAGCAAGATTTAGAATCAGCTAATAAAAAAATAGTAGAATTAGAAGATGAATTAAAAAAGAAGAAAGATAACTAATGAATTTTGCATTAAACTTAATATTGTGTTCTGCCGTTAGTAATAGTTGCTTACCGCCTTATAGATACCCTGATTTGTTCGTTGATGGGTATTCTTGTATGATAGCCGGTAATAATGAATCGATAGCAAAATTAGAAGAAATTGGTTATGAAGATGTTAATAAAAATAAACTTTTTATTAAGTTTTTATGTAATGAAGAAGCTATTGTTACTCCTAAAAAACCTAAAATAAATACATAATGTTCTTGGTTGTTATAACCGATAAACAAACAAACCAGTTGCGAATCTATACTAACGAAATGTTTTCTACTTTGAAAGAAGCCGAAGATTATGGTAAGAGAAGCAAACTTAAAAAAAAAGATGGCTGGAAAGCCGTTGAATTTGATTATAAATATTTCAGAAATGACAACACTAACAAATAATTTTTCTTTGGACGAAATGATACAAAGCCAAACTGCTTTGCGTAATAATTTAGATAACACTCCAAACGAATCACAAATAGAAAATCTTAAAGGTTTATGCGAAAATGTTCTTCAACCTTTAAGGGACTATTACCAATCGCCAATAAAAGTAACTTCAGGTTTTCGTTCTGAAAAACTAGCTACATTAATTGGTTCAAAACCTACAAGCCAACATTGTAAAGGAGAAGCTGCAGACTTTGAGATACCTGGTTATGACAATAAAGAGGTTGCTTCCCATATCAAAAATAATTTTGACTACGATCAGCTTATTTTAGAATACTATGATGAATCCGATAAAAATTCTGGTTGGATTCATTGTTCTTTTAAAAGTTCGGATAATCGTAAGCAAAATTTGATTAAAGATAAATCTGGTTACAAAGAATGGATTTAGGTGTAGCTTTCATTGAAAAGCTGGGATAGTCGGTGGGTAAGAAAAAAGTCAAAGTACAATTAGCAATAGATGTGGGGAAATGCAGATATTGTAAAAAAAATATTATAAATACTGATTCTTTTGTTTCTTTTTATAAGAGCGGTCATGCTCATTATCTTTGCATGAAAAATTCTGACGAAGATAAAACTTACGAAAACGAATCTTCTAAATTTAGTTGGTAATCAACTTTTCCAGAAATTCATAGCATTTTTCAAGTAATCAGGGTCTAAATCATTTTTCCATTTAAACGATTCGAAATCCGGTTGAATGTAATTTTTAAGTATATTTACATCATGGCTTATTCCTAAAAGATTTTGTCTTACTTTACATCTTTGAAGAAAGTTAGGTAGTCTTGACATTATGCTTTCCGGTTTAAGAAATTCGTAATTTTCGGCACTAAATACTTTAAAAGTATCTTCGTTAATATAACAAATATATATTGGTAAGCCGGTTGCGTAATGGTAAAAATCTGTCTGCAAAAGGTGGTCGCTAGTAGGTGCTTCAGGTAGCTTTGCCGTTAGCCATGATCTAGTTCCATCTTTCTTTGGTCTTCCTCTTCTAGGAAACTTACATTTATCCTCTATTATAATTTTACCTTTAAAATCTGCGTAGCCATGAACCGGAATTTCTATACCATCAAATACTTTATATGTTTCTATTTCCGGCTTACAATCTTGATAACCTGGAATTGTTTTGTGGGCTTCATGTCCATTAATAATCATTTTTTCGGCTATGTCGCAAAAATAATTATATGAATCTATTTCAATAGGATCTGGAATTAATTTATTTAATTTGTCTTGAACCGGAACAAACATTAACTGCCTCCTACCGGTTGTTCTTCTACCTTAACGCTTTCAATAGTAAATTGAATATCATTATGAATTTGCGGAATAAAATAACCAACCGGCTTTTTTAAATAATTTGCAACTCCCAAAAGTTTATCAATAGAAATTCTATTACTAGCTTTTTCATATTTCTGTATCTGTTGGAATGTTACATTAATAGCTTTAGCCAATTCCGATTGCGTTACGAACCTTTTAGGTAATCTTCTAGTAGGAGATATAGGAGTTATCTTCCTATCCATATGCTTTCTTGCTTCTTTAATTTTTTTTCCGATTGTTTTATATAATTCAAGATTTGAATGTACTGTGTTTGTTTTTGTCATGTTTCCTTTCTTTTGAGCGTAGAATCCCCTTGTCCCTTATACAACTTTTGTTAGAGATAGCTTATTTAAGTTGTAATGCTATCTTGTTTTTGTTCTAAATCAAGAATTTCTTGAGCTATTACAGGCAATTTATTTTGGTATTTACGAATCATTTGCTTGTGTCTATTCATTCGGTCTACCCACCTGTCTTTCTTCGCTTTTAAGTCCCTGATCTGTTTGGGGTTTATCGCCATCTGTTTTTTCACTGACTATTTTTATATTTGACCCAAGAAAACGCCTGTCAGTTATTGTTATAGTAGCATCATCTTTAGGTGTTCTTTGTTTATGAGCATTTTCCGTAGCTTCCTCTATGGTTGCCCCAACAAAAAATTCTTTAAAATTAACAACTAATTCTTGCAAAGTGTTTTTTTCTACTTTAAACATTTAATTCTATATTTCTTCTATATCCTTTTAATCGTTTTATTTCTTTTCTTTGTTCCAATTTATTAATCAATACTGTTACAGAATTTTTACTTTTAAAATTTAATGCATCAGCCATCTCTTGATAAGTTGGATAATATTTGTTCTTTTTTGCATATTTTTTAATAAAATTCAATAGCTTCATCATTAAAGGAGTCATTGGTGCTTTATTTTCCATTGTTTTCTTCCATTTTAAGACTTCTATTTAATTCGTTATATCCGTTAATATCATCGTAAGTATCTTTTTTATATTTCTTATTAGTAATTGACCGCCATGACTTTACAAATATCATGCAAAGCCCAAAAATATTATTGGGACAATGTACTTTAGTTCCATTAAAAGCGGATAGAATACTTTCTAAAACACCTTTAAATACATAGCTTGTAGAATTAAAATTACCATATTCGCTTTGCTTTTCTTTCAAAAGTTTTTCTAATTCTTTTGATATTTGATTTATATTTTTAACATTGTCAGTCATGTCCTAATTCCCAATCTAATTTTTCCTCATATCCATCATAATAATTTCCTTTTTCATCTATACAATAATGAGCTCCTACTACCCACCCTTTATAGAAACCATAATAACCATCATTTTCAAAAAATTTATGTTTAACTTTTTCATAATAAATTTCTTCACAAGTTATAGGTTCTAAAGAATAAGCAAAAGGTACTTTGACATAAATAATATCATTTGGACTTTTTACTAATAATAATATTAGAAAAAATACTTTCACTAAAAGTCAAGATTACTTTCGCTTGGTTTAGTTTGTGGTTTATCTTGCGGATCATTTTGATAACCGGCTATGTTTGGTTTTTCCGATTTATCATTTAACCAACCAATAAGATTTTTTTTATTAGGTGCAACTTCCGGAGCATGAAGATTACCGGTAAATTTATTATCGTCCCCTTTAAATAAAACTCCTACTTGGGCGAATATCCTTATAAACTTTGTATTGCCGTCTTTTGAAGTACCTTTAGAACCTAATATAGTACCTTTTTCTCCGTTAGCTAATAAAGTATTTCCTGAAAAATCTATCTTTATAGCTTTTTCGTTACTTGCATCATAAGGGAATAATACCCAGTCTTTTGATTTACCATTTTGCATTTTTTCCTCCATTGGTTTTTATGCTTTCTTGTTTAGTTTTAAATAGTTCGTCTATTTTTTCGTTTTTAGTTATCCAATTAGAATACAAATTATTAAGTTTTGTTTCAGTACTTTGTTTTTCTATTTCTATTTCAATTGAATCTTTTTTAGTTGTTTGATTGTTAATAGCATTAGCAACTTCTTCGGCAGAAGCAAATTCGCTACCATGTAAGCCAAACGCTGCTAAACATCTTCCTAAACTTGATGTAAAAGCATTTTCAACTGCCGAAGTTTTATTAATAAAGGAGCTATTAAAACTTTCCCTTGCATGACCTACACTGTAAGGTGTGTCGCCAATATACAAAGTAGTTTTTGTTGTAACAAAACTATCGTTTGTTTGGCTATCAATTAATTGTTCGTCTATTTTAGATTCCGGAAAATAATTTATTAAATGTTGATGTCTTATTGCAACTGTAGAATATTTTTTACCCTTAATATCAACTGTATTAACTTCACTTAATTTATTAATACATTCTAAACGCCTTTCTTTAAAACCACCTTTGCTTTTTTCTTCTTTATTTTTTACTTCCGTCTTGGTTGTCATCTTTGTTTTTCCTTTCTTCATTTTGTTTTTTTTGTTCTACATCTTTTAATGCTTTGTTATGAATATAGCTTTGGTTTTTATTCTTTCGATTTTCTTTATCTTCGTATTTACTTAATTTAATTCTTAAATTAGTTATTTCAGCATCTCTTTCTCTAATTAAAGAATCTTGTTTTTTTTGTTGTTGTTGATAGTTCCTTAATTCGGTTTGCATTTTAGCCAGTTTTTCCAACATCTTTTTTTCCTTTCATAACTTCTTTTATAGATAATTTATGGACAATTATATCTTGTAAAGCTCTTCCAATAATTCCACCAAAAATCATTCGCATATTAGGGGGTCGCTTTTTCCTATCCTTTTCATCTAGTACGCAATAGTCGTAAAACCATTGGTCTGGACTTTTAGTTAATTGAGAGGGAGAAAGATGATCAGCGGTAAAGCAACCCCCAACCTTTCTATGTTTCCATTGTTTGCCAATCTTTATAAGCATTGATTCGGAAGATAATACAAAATTTGTAAAAAATCAATACATTAATTAATTGCAATTATTTAATAAATGCTTAAAGATTCGATATGGCTTTTAAAATCATCAAATATAAAAGCAAAAAAATCAAGGTTTTATGGGAAAATTGCGGAGATTGTCATGCTGTATTTGACCCTGATCCTTTAATTTTACGAATCAATCCTAATTTATCAAAAGAAATGATGGCTAAAACTTTATTCCATGAGATTTGGCATATAATTTGTTGGATAAATAAAATTAATATAAATAAAATTGGCGAAGAAAAGACTGCTTTATTAAGCGAAGAATTTATTCCTATATTAAAGAAAAATCCTAAATTAAAAAAAATAATAAATGAATATTTACGGTGATATGAAAACTTGTATTAAATGTGATATGAAAGCTGATGTTGTTGAAAGCGGAAAAGATTATTGCGCTGAATGTTGGTTTAAACATTTTCAAGGTGTATCAACAAAAGAATATGAAGATAAACAAGAAAAGGAAAACAATATTGAAAGAACTAAAAGCAATCAAAAAAAAGTATAAAATTATTTATGCTGATCCACCTTGGTACTTTAAAAGCTATTCTAAAAAAGGGGAAGACCGTAATGCTACCAAACATTATTCTTGCATGGAATTTAACGATTTATTGGATTTTAATATTAATGATATTGCTGATGTGGATTGTTGTTTGTTTATGTGGGTTACTGATCCTTTCTTGGAAAAATCTTTTAAACTACTTAAAAATTGGGGATTTAAATATAAAACAATTGCCTTTACTTGGGTTAAAAAAAATAAAACAAACAATAATTTCTTTATGGGATTAGGATATTGGTCAAGAGCAAACCCTGAAATATGTTTGTTAGCTACAAAAGGCAAACCAAAAAGATTTTCTAAAAATGTTAAACAATTAGTTATAGATATTCGTAGAGAACATTCAAGAAAACCTGACATTGTAAGAACTAATATAGTTAATCTTTGCGGAGATTTACCTAGAATTGAACTCTTTGCTAGACAGAAAGCTCCAGGTTGGGATTGTTGGGGTAACGAAGTTTGATTATAAAATTAGAACCATACGAAATAGAGATGGCTTCGCAAGTAGCTAATAAAAGATATGTTGAAAATATTAAAATGAAAAAAAAATTCGGACATGGTTATAAAGGTTCGGAGGAGCGTACACTATCTTTAGGAATTTTGGGGGCTATGGGCGAAGTTGCTTATTGTAAAGCTAAAAATGTTTTTTTTAATGGTAGTTATAGCGACACTTATAATAGATACGATAAAGCTGATGTTGGTAATGATATAGAAATTAGAACACAACAAAAAAAATATAATAATAGTTTAATTATTCGTCCAATAGAAAAGAAAGCAAAATATGTTTTAGTTACTTATGAGGGCGAACATACATATACAATTCAAGGTTGGTTTCCTTATTATTCTAAATTAGAAGATAAATATTTAACCGATTTTGGTTTAGATAGACCTAAATGTTGGAGTATTCCTTTAAAAAATTTATATAATATATACGATATATAATGACAAAAAAAATAAATTTTGAAATGTTTAAGCCGTTTGGCTCTACAATAGCAAAAGCCGTACTACCTTTAGAATTATTGACGGACTTTTTAAAAGATTTAGAACAAATTAGAAGCGATAAAGATAAAGTAAAAGATTATGATTTTGGAAAAAAATTAGTTGGGAATGTAAAAAACGAATTTTTAATAACTCCGGAAATAATGTTAAAATGGAAAGGAAACTTTTTTGATCCTATTATTAAAACATATACAGAACATCATTATCCAGATAAGAAAGTAACAAGAATTGTTATTAATTCGGCTTGGTATGTTGTAAGCATAAGCGGAGATTATAACCCCCAGCACAGTCATACGATGTTTGGTGGAAATCAAAAAGAACCTCATTTAAGTTGCGTTGGATATTTAGAAATTCCTAAAGTTATTCAAAATTCTATGAATCATGAAAAAGAACATCATAGAACTAACGGACATATTGAATTTAATGAGGGAAGCGAAAATACATTTAATAATGCTCTACACTTAATAAAACCGGAAGTTAGAAATTGGTATTTATTTCCAATTAATTTAAGACATTCGGTTTATCCATTCTTTAGTGATAACAAGAAAGACGAAAGAATTTCGTTTTCTTTTAATGCCGTAATTGAATTTAATTAAATATTAAATAGCTAGTCCACATCACTATTTCTATTATTATTATTGCTTCTAACATAGCTTCCTTTCCCTTTCTTTGGTTTAACTACTTTCAATTTGTATTGCGGATTTTGTAATTTCTTCGCTATTGGATTCTTTGCTTTTAAATTTGTTTTCATAGTGTCTATATATAATACCTTTAGAAGATAAAATATTTTTTAATGTTTGCCTTGCCAATTCTTCTATGTTTATTCTATTTTCAAGTTTCATTTTTAATATGATCCTTTGCTTCTTTTTCCGTTGCAAAAAACTTTTTTGTAAATACTTCCATGTTTAAATGATTTAATAACTTGCTTAATTTAATTTTTTTAATTCGTTTAGTTCCATGCAAAACCCTATAAACATATAAATCTTTTTTTATTGTCATATCTTTTTAAAAACTAATACATTTTGATGTATCTTAACGACCTTTCTATTTTTCATTGAAGTTGAAGCCCTAACACTAGCCGAACC